AGGATTACACTTAATAGAGCATCTAAAATCAAACGTAAACCATCTACGCTTAAACTAGGTGGTGAAACAGAAGCTTATAATCAAACACACATGTATGGTTATAACATTTTAGATATTTCACATGCTGTTCGTAGAGCAATGGCCATCAACTCTGAAATCAAAGGATGGGGTTTGAAGTATATAACGCAATATTCTGGTATTGCAAAACCCAACCGTGTGTATGTTCCAGGTGATAAGATTAATTCTACGTGGAGAGACACCGAGAACCAATATGCTTTCAATGACAAGGATGGTGATTGGTACAGAATAACAGAAAAGAACACTCTTAAAGAAGATTATAAGATTGTTACAGGTGCATATATTGTACAACGTTATCTTTGTGATGACTTGTGGGAAACTGAACAAATTGACAACCTTTATAATCAAGCATCATTCCTTATCGCAAAGATGCTTCCAACAACATTCATGCGTTCATCAACAATGGGTACTGCTGGTCAGTGGAAACTTATCATGTCTGCATGGTCATATCAAAATGGATTGGCTATTCCAGAAACACAAACCAAACGTGATTTTACTGGTGGTCTTTCTCGTTTATTGGAAGTGGGTTATGCCAAGAATGTTGTAAAGCTTGACTTTGCGGCTCTTTATCCTAAGACACAGCTTACATGGCTTATCTTCCCAGACTTAGATATTTCTGGTGTAATGCGTGGTATCCTTACATATGTGGTTGATACTCGTGACCATTTCAAATTCCTTACTGGTATTGAGAAGAAGAAAGCGAAAAAACTTGAAAAGTTGATTAAGCCAGACCCTAAAACAATGTCAGAGGAAGAAATAGCTGAAATAAACGCTAGAGTAGCCTCTATGGACCCTAAAGAATTAGAGGACATTAAAAAACAAATTGCCGAACATAAGCGTTTATCTAACCTTTATGACAAGAAGCAATTGCCGCTTAAGATTCTTGCTAACTCATGGTTCGGTTCTTATGGTGCTCCATACATTTTCAATTGGGGTGATACTGACTCTGCGGAAGAAACAACATGTCGTGGTCGTCAATCGCTTCGTCTTATGGTTCGTCACTTTACAGAAAAACACGGTTTCAAGCCGCTTGTAGGTGATACCGATGGTTTTAACTTTGCGTTTCCAGACAATGTTGACGATATTAAGTATCTTGCCAAGGGTAATCACTGGAAAACCAAAGATGATGGTGGGAAAGAACTTGTAGGTTTGGATGCAGTACTAGCTGAATTCAATGAAAACTACATGGAAGGTCGTATGGGATTGGATATTGATGATATCTGTAATTCTACTATCAATTTTGCTCGTAAGAACTACGCAAATGATATTGAAGGAAAGATTAAACTTGTGGGTAACTCTATCAAGTCTAAAAAGATGTCAGTTTATATTGAAGACTTTTTGGGCAAGGCTATTCGCATGTTACTAGATGGTGATGGACATTCATTTATCAATTTCTATTACGAATATGTTGATAAGATTTACAATTACCAAATCCCACTGGTTAAAATTGCAACCAAAGCCAAGGTTAAGGCTAGCATAGCTGATTACAAAAAGAAGGCTACAATGAAGAATAAAGCTGGTAATCCAATGCCTAAACAAGCACACATGGAATTGGCTTTGAAAGATGGTTTGGATGTTACTTTGGGTGATGTATTGTATTACGTTAATACTGGTAGTTCAAAATCACATGGTGATTTAAAAACCATCAACAGGTCCAAGTTGAGCAAGAAACAATTGGAGAAATACATAGCCGAACACGGACATGCACCTACATCAGAAGTTACGGTTCAATTGAATTGTCGTCTTATTGACCCAGCGATTGTTGAACGTGATTTTGAAATGGTAAAAGAACTTGAAATGCTTAAAAAAGCAATTCTTAAAAACGATGAATTAGAACCAAGCGATTTGGCAGCTTTCAATGCACGAATTGATGAGATTAATTCAAGTTTGTTTACTGATGATTATAACGTTGCTCGTTATTTGGATGCCTTTAATAAGAAAGTAAAACCACTTTTGGTTTGTTTCAATCCAGAAATCCGTAGCAAGATTCTTTTGGATATTGTTAAGGTGAAAGACAAAGCTACCAAAACAACAACTGAAGTTTTAAAAGAACGTGTAATCTTTACCAAAGGTGAATGTGAACTTGTATCTGGTATGCCATTCAAAGATGGTGACCAAGATTCTTATCAAGAACTTATGACCATGGAAGACAAGGAAATCAAGTTCTGGGATAAGGTAAACAAGCTACCTAACTACATGGAGCAAACAGAATGGGATGCAATTAGAGCTGATTACCATGTGCGTATGGCAAAAGCCAAAGCTGATGGTATTCAAAATGAAAAAGAATCTTTGGATGCAATCTTTAAACGTTTGGAAGTAAAAGACCTTAACGCTGTTGTCAACAAAGGCATACTGCCAATTGATGTATATATCATTGCAGACATAGCAACTGATATGAGTGGTAATCTTATATCTAGAAAGTGGAATGAACCTTTATGTCATATTGAAGACATATTCAAATATGAAAAAGAAGCCATTGACCGTGATAAATATTATCGTTTAAAAGGTACTGAAAATGATGACAACAGATATGAAGCTTGGATGGACTATTTGGCTGAACAAGCTGTGTTGACTGGTGATACAATAACCTTAGATGATACCAACATTGATGAAGTTATTATTGAGAAACCAAGTTCAGAAGTAGTAGTTGAATTACTTAAAGAAACAGCTAGTCAAATTGAACTTCCGAAAGAAGAAAAGAAAAAGAAAGTTTATTCAGAAGGTGATGAAGATGATGATGAACTTGAAATGGAAGAAGATGAAGATGGTAACCTTACTAGAAGCGAAGAAATATTAAACCTAGACGATGAGTTTGATGATACCTTCGGTGAAAAACCAGATGGCTATGTTTTTGAAGAAAAGAAAGAAGAGCCTAAGATAGAAGAGGAAGATGAATGGCCATTCTAAAATAACAAAGGGGACGAAAGTCCCCTTTTTTATTAGTATACCCAGAATCCTAGTGGGTGATGTTTTAAATTTCTGTTTAGATATTCAGCTTCGTTGGCACTACGCTCTAATTGTGCTGTTGTTGAAAGTCTAGTAAGTCTAGTATCTAATCTTTCCAGCACAGCTTTTCTTTCATCATTACCTTCACTGATAAGAGTTTCGTAATCCATTGTTCTTTCAGCTTCTGGAGGTCCAACAATACCACCAAATTTTCCACGAGTTCTACCTAGTGCTCTTTTACCTTCAGCTATGAATAATTGACGTACAAGCGTTTTAGTAGGTTCGTTGAAATCAGTGAAATCCAATTTAGCTAATGGAATTTGGTTGGGCATTTTAATGATGTCTGGATTATCTTTTAAACATTGGTCAACATTTTCTGGTGTTGTATCATAGTAAAAATACCATACTTGACATCCAGTCAAATTGATAGAACTACCTACACCGCCAATACCTTGGCCAAATGAAAATTTAGAACCTGGTGTTGATAACAAATGCAATAATTTTGTTCCATTAGGGCCAGCTGTAATTTTATAAACCAATTCACTTCTGATAATACGATTTTTAAGATTCATATCAGCAGCTGTCAATAATATGTCAAACGCTGGTGCAATGTAATAACCCATACGAGCAAATCCTGGACCGCCAGTACCTGTACCACCACCTGTTTGTGCAAAACCACCACCAAAGCCATAGTCAATAGCACCGTAGTTGGCTAGCAATGCTTGACTGGTTGCTGGAGGTGTAATCCAAAGAACTTCATTTACTTCACGTCCAGCTGGAATTTGGTAAACTTGTCTACCAGCTTCTAGTTCAACGTAATCCTTTTTAAGTTCCCATGGGCCATTGGCTTGAAGACCTACTTGTTTTGAATAAGCGTATGTTGCTTGTTGTACGTAATCAAGAGTTCGAACACTCAAAGCAAATGACATATCAGTAGTTGTAATATTTTGACCTAAAAGTGATTGCCATTGGTGCTCAATAAGCCATTCTTGAACGTATTGGGCGTAGTCTTCGATTGAAATTTCAAGAAGAGTGCATAGTTGTTCATCAGTCAATTCAATCTGACGTATAGGTGCTCCTAACGAATGTCTGAATTGTCTAAATAGTTTTTCTTTATCTGCTGTGCTTATTGCCATGATTAGTCTTTTCTTATAAATATAAGAAAAAGGGAAATTAGCCTAAAAACTTCTTGGTCAAATCAGCAGCTTCACGAATAGATTGAAAACTTACATTAGGAACCAAAAGTTGTTTGCCAACCATTACAATAGGCACTTCTTCTGATTTGGTTACTTCGTGAATTTGGTCGTATTCCTTCTCATTTTCTGGTAGGTTTACGTTAACGTCAACAAATTCCACACCTTCTTGGGTTAGGATTTCTTTAAGTTCTGTGCAATAAGGACAATTTTCGATTGAATAGATTCTTACCATTTTTTTAATATTTATTTTTGTTTAAATTACCCATATAAGTAATTCCGTTTATTTCTCTTGTTGTGGCCCATAGTGGTTGTAAATTAGATAATGCATTCACCACATTCATTGGTGTGTTTTTATCAAATGATGATACTGATTGTTTATGGTCTATGTGCCATTTACCATAATTTTCCCATGACATTCCTTCGGTAAACAAATTTTGAATATGAGTTTTAAATTCAAGTGCTGAATAACCTAATAATTCGATAGTATGAGCTTCTTTTGTTTTACCAAATCTTCTAATTGTGTTAATTAATAAATATCTATATGCTAATTTGTCTTTATTATTTAACCTATATTTTTCAGCGTATTTATTAACTTTTTCTTTGTTTTTTTGATTGTATTCTTTTTTACGAACATACTCTTTATCAGCATTAAGTTTACGATAATTTTTATTTTGAATTTTGGCTTTTAATGGGTTATACCTATTTTTATCATAATTTTTAATACATAATTTACATATTGTATCATAACCATCCTTTGACTTTTTCTTTTTGCCAAAATTATTTATTTGTTTTTCACACTTGCATTTATTGCAAATTTTAAACTCTGGGATTGAATAGATTCTTACCATTATAAATCGTTCATTAATTGTTCTGTCATGGCGACAGTTATTTCTTCGTCAGTCATTTTTTTATCACCTATGATGGTTGAAATGACATCCTTTTTATTATTAAGCATGTTCCACATACGTATGGATATAGTATCATCAAACAACTGATAGTAAACATTAACATCATTTTTTTGACCAATACGAAAAGCTCTATCCTCAGCTTGTTCATTGTCACCTGGAACCCATGAAAATGAATTAAACACAACCACAGTGGCTTCAGTAAGCGTAATTGCCACACCAGCTGATTTTATATTACCTATAAATACCTTTACCTTTGAATTCTTTTGGAATGCATCAACTGATTTTTGTTTTTGAGTTGTTGACATAGGCCCATTATGTGTAACAGCCAATTTACCAAAGTGTTTTGCTAGTATTTCAAGCTCTTCGGTAAAGCTGGTGAAGATAATTACTTTCCTACCCATGTCAATAGCGTTCTCAACCATCTCAATAGTGTGTGGTATTGCAACAGCTGCAATGAATTGTCTTAGCAAAATAAGTTCAACAAGGTCTTTTTGTAGGTTTCCGTTGCGTTTACCTTCAGTAGTCCTCTTTAGTAGGTATTCTTCCCATAGATTTTCGTATTGTGCCCATTCTTTTTTATCCAAAAGATGGTACATAGGTGTGATAACCTTGTCTGGCATGTCCAAAACATCTGTTTTTAACCTTCTTAGTATGATATTTTTGGTTTTGGATGCCAATTCATCTAGATTACTAGCCCCATCTGTTATCCATATTTGTCTTTTTTGACCGTTTTTAAGCGTTTTAAAGAACTTTTTACCATCACAATACCTTACAGCATAATGTTTCCAATTTTCAGCAATAGGTGACTTGATAATCTTCAATAAATTGAAGAAATCCATAGGTCTATTGGCCACTGGAGTACCAGTTAGCAACCATATTTTGGATATATTGTGTTTTACAGCTAATTCAACCATGATTTTACCACGAATACTGTCGTTGTTCTTCAAATAATGGGCTTCATCTATGATTGCAAGGTCGAAATTAGCGTTGGCTAGGTCTCTATTGATTAAAGACATTTCTTCTGGTGTCAATTGTGCTCTTGTTTCTACCAAAGTGTGAAAATTCTTAAGGATATCGAAATTTATGATGGTAAATTTGGCTTCAGACCATTTTTTACCGTCAATAATCGTTGTATCTTTACAAAAAACATTGATTTCACGCTCCCAGTTAATTTTTGCTGAAGAAGGACACACAACTAGTATCTTTTTAGCACCACTTTCTAGGGCCGCAATGATAGATTGGATAGATTTACCCAAACCCATGTCATCTGCGAGGATACATCCGTTTCTAGATAGCAAGAATTTGATACCTTCCTCTTGGTGTTTGTAAAGCTTCTTCTTTGACTTGGCCAAAACCTTGTTATATTTTTCAAAATCAACTTCTATGTTTATTTTTTCGAAATAAGGGTCATCAGTTACCTGTGTTTTAGGCAACCAATACATTTTTGATTCTGTTTGGTTTCTTTTTAACTTTCCGTAAACATGATAAGACTTGTCAGTTTCACCCAATATGAATTCAATCAATATTTTTTCTGGTGTAAAAGAAACACCATCTTGTTTTTGTAATTCTTCACCCAAATACTTGGTGATACCAATAACCCTATTAATCATTTGAGGTTCCCTGTTATGGTTCTCAATGATATATTTGGATTGGGTCTCAGTAAGTGTCAGCTTTCCGTTTTTAAGGTACTCATTTTTGAGCTTTAATAAATAAGGATTTATTCCGCTATATGTTTCAAGTAGCGAAAGAGCTGAGTGTCCTTTTATGTCATCTAAATTTATCAAATCTTTTGGTTTATTCCTAGTAATTATATCTAAATATAATAAATTTTTATGGTAAAATCAAGTGTTTGTCTACGATTAATCAAAAGATAAATATTTATATAGAAAACCAATGGATAATAAGAAAGTAACACCAATAACAAGAATCAATAAATTCTTTTCAGAAGAGGATTTTGAACTTGAAATTTCAATGGGACGTGAGGCCATTGAGGGTGACGGAAATTTCACTTTAATTCTATACAGAATTGATAGGCAACTTACTGAATTTGATACTCTTTACGGGGAAGCATCAAAAGACGGTATAAGATTTTTCCCACCAATTGAGCTAAAGGTTATACCCATCATGGATGAACCAGAAAACCAAACCTACAATAAAAATGGTAGTTTAAGGTATATTCAAGATGGTAATTTAACCTTCGGTATTTATGATGCTCAATTGTCTGAACTAGACACTCAAATAAGTTATGGTGATTACATAGGTTATCCAGTTACTGAAACTGAGATTAGATATTTCAGCGTTGTTAATGATGGTATTAAAAACTTTGACAACAAACACACCATCATGGGATACAAAGGTGCATTTAGAACAATAAAATGTGCTCCAGTAGATAATACTGAATTCCGTGGTATGTAATAACAAAAGACTAATATTTATAAGATATGGCAATGCCAAAAGGATATAAGACAGACATTAACATCGTTAGTGGTAAAATTGGACCAGAAAGAAGACAAGAAATTCTTGATGGTATAGCCGATAAAGGCACTTTTTTACCTAGAGGTGTGCTTGAAGAGGATATGGACCAGACTTTTATTGAGTTTTTGGGTTCTGACAATGGATTGTCTATATCGGTTGATGGCAAGAAGGTTCCAGTTGTATTTTTAACCATACAAAGATGGACTGAATTTACCAAAACATGGCAATTTTCTGAAGAATATAAAAATATTGAGATGCCGTTCATAACGGTAGTTAGAAGACCAGACATTCAACAAGGTCAAAATCAAGCTGGATTGTGGAACATACCAGGTGGTAGGACTTACACTTATATGAAAGTTCCTACATGGGACGGAGTTAGACATGGTATTGACCTTTACAAGGTTCCACAACCAACACCAGTAGATATTACTTATGAAGTAAGATTGTTTACAAATAGAATGAAAGATTTGAACAAATTTAATAGAGCTGTTCAAAGAGCGTTCCAATCTAGACAATGTTATATCAACGTAAATGGTCATCCAATGCCTTTGCATTTGGAAACCATAGGTGATGAAAGTAATATTGATAACTTTGAAAATAGAAGATTCTATGTTCAAATGTTTGAAATGAAACTATTGGGTTATTTGTTGGATGAAGAAGATTATGAAGTGATTCCAACAATCAATAGAATGATTGCAACATTGGAATTGGATGAAAGACGAATTTATAACGATGTAATTTTTGAACCTATTAAAAAAGGTCATGAAGTCACTTATAATTTTGTTTGGAAACCTAAAGCTGATAATCAGTTTACATTTACGGCTCAATATGATGTTTCATTTACGCAATTAACAAATATTGAAAACTTAACCAGAATTATTATTACGGTTAACAATTCAGTTGTTTTTGATGGAACAGTTTTATCAACACCTTTAAATTTATTTGCAAATGATATTGTAAAGGTAAAAGTATATAAAGGCTTTCTAACACTTGGAAAGTTCACATTAATTGGAAACACAACAGCATGAGCCACGTAGGAACAGGATATGACATAAATCAAACATTTATAATCGAGCCGTTAAGTGATAACATCCCGATATTAAGTGCTTGCACTGGATTTTATAGTAATTTTATAACATCATGTAGCGGTAATACTAGTATATCTTTAGGGACTAATGTTATGATATTTGATGGGACTATTTATTCAAATAATGATATATATACACATGAAATAAATTCAGAAATTTATTATAGTGGTGGTACAAATTTGATAGATATCATCAATTTAAAAAATATTACTGGTGGTACTTTTAATAGTACTGGCGATACTCTTACACTTTATAAAGAAGACAATTCTATAATTGTTGTTACTGGTTTCACAGATTACTATACAACTGGTGCTACTATTATAGGTAACACTGTTTATTTTAATAGAAATGATGCATTATCAGCTTATACACTTAATTTAAGTAGTTTTTCGGCTGACACGTATGTTACTGGTGTTACTTTTTCAAATAATCAATTGATTATTGGTCGTAATGATGGTGTTAACTTAAATACGTTTATAAACACGTTTACTGGATTAACTGTGAATGGTATTTTTAATGCGAATTCAATTATTTCGAACAACATTTCGGCAACTACTATTTCAGCAACCACATTTTATGGTAATGGTTCTAATTTAACAGGTCTTGTAACACAGGATACATATGTAACTGGCGGTACTTATTCAAGTGGAACAGCTATCTTTACCAACAACACAGGCGGTACTTTTAGTGTAACTGGTTTTAGTACTAATACAGCTACTTCATTTACTGGCGGTACGGTATCTGGTAGCACTGTGTTTACAAATGGTTTAACTGCTAATACAGTATCAGCTACAACTTATTATAATTTACCTTTGGATATACATGTAACTGGATTTACTTTTAACAATGGAAATTACAATATAACAATCAATCAAAACGATGGAACTAGTTATACACAAAGTTTATCAACGTTGGCTTCTGATATTACTATAACTGGTGGTACTTATAACCCTGTTACAGGTGTTGCTACGTTTGTAAACAATACAGGTGGTACGTTTAGTGTGACTGGTTTTTTGACTGGTTATACTGACACAACCATAAGTGCGTTTACATATGACAATGCTAACACATTTAAAATTGATTCTACCAATGGAGAATCTTTTTCAGCAACCATAAACTCTGTAACTGGTTTAACCGTTAATGGTTCATTATCAGCAACAACTTATTTAGGGTTACCTAAAGATGTCTTTGTTACAGGAGGTACTTATACAAACGGTAATGCAATATTTACCAACAATACTGGTGGAACTTTTAATGTTAGTGGTTTTTCAATTGGTGGTGGCGGTGGTCAATTATTTTATTTGAACCTTTCACAATCAAAAAATGGAAACAGATATTTGAGTACGACTGCTAGTACTGCTGCTGAAGAATCAACTGGTGTAACCATAAACAATGGTGCAACAGGAACAATAGCATCATTCCAATCAGACGTTTTGGGTGTTACGTTAATACCTGGTGGTGTATGGTCATTTTATTTGCATTCATATAAACAAAACAATAATGCTAGTTTTGATATTTTTGTTGAGGTATATAAATTATCAAGTGGTGGTACATCAACTTTATTATTCACAACTGACCCAACGAATGTAACAACCAACTCACCTACCCCATCAATGCAATTAACTGATGTGTATTTTAGTGGTTCTCCTGTTGTTGTTACTGATAGTATAGTTTCTGTTGTAAGAGCCACAAATACTGGTAATCAACCACATACAATAACACTTGTTAGTGAAGGTCTTCAACATTATTCATACGCAGTTTCAACTTTGCCAACTCAACAAGGTTTGACTTGTGATACCTTGAGTGGTTGTTCAATAATTCAAACAATTGAATCTAATCTAAATAATAAATTAGATAAAAGTGGTGGGACAATAACTAATAATTTGGTTATTAACGGTAGTTTATCTGCAACTACATATCTTGGTTTACCTATAGATGTAAGAGTTACTGGTGGTACCTATAACAATGGCACTGCTACATTTACCAATAATACAGGTGGTACGTTTACTGTAACTGGTTTAACAATACCGTTTACGGGCGGCACTGTATCTGGTAATACTGTATTTACAAATGGTTTAACAGCTACCACAGTAAGTGCTACCACTTATTTAAACACACCTTATTGGGAACCTGGTTCAACTGGCTCATATACAATAAAAGCCAAGAATAATAGTAGTATAGACGCTACTGGTGATTATTCATTGGCCGAAGGTTATGCTACAACTGCTAGCGGTATTTCAAGTCATTCTGAAGGTGATAACACAATTGCAAGTGGTGATTATAGTCATGCTGAAGGAGTTTATACAATAGCTAGTGGTCCTTATTCACATGCTGAAGGAAATAGTACAACAGCTAATAATAAAGGTAGTCACGCTGAAGGTTCTGGTACATATGCTTTTGGTACTGAAAGTCACGCTGAAGGTAACAAATCAACAGCATACGGTGATTACAGTCACGCTGAAGGTTATAACACAATAGCAAGTGGTGATTCGAGTCATGCTGAAGGAGCTTATACAATAGCTAGTGGTCCTTATTCACATGCTGAAGGAAATAGTACAATCGCAAATAATGATTCATCACATGCTGAAGGTTATCAATCAGTAGCTAGTGGTCCTTATTCACATGCTGAAGGTTATAACACAATAGCAAGTGGTGATTCGAGTCATGCTGAAGGAGCTTATACAATAGCTAGTGGTCCTTATTCACATTCTGAAGGTGATAACACAATAGCAAGTGGTGATTCGAGTCATGCTGAAGGAGCTTATACAATAGCTAGTGGTCTTTATTCACATGCTGAAGGTTATAACACAACAG